GTTTTTGTGGCATATATTTGCCATACATTGTGCTGGCGAATCCCCCAAAAAATACTAATCCTTGGTCAATTATAGAATCCCGAATAGTATAGTATATATCGTCTCGGTCTCCTTGTTCGCCTTCAAAAACCCTTTGAAAATTTACAGAATCGCATCTAGAATTCTTAATAGGATAATTTTTGTTGAGCAACACTAACCGCTTGAGAACCTTTTCCCATCTACTAACGTCACCGTCAGGGCGAGACAATTCCAAATACATCCCCATTCTCAGGAAATTCGGCGGAGCATAGGAAAGTCCATTAACCTTTATAATGTCCTTCTTTAATGACCTGTATATCTCTGGCACAATATAAGTGATGTCGGCCACAGGAATAAAATTTACGAACACTTTATATGTTCCCTTATGAACGCCGGATTTCGCCTCCACATCAGAATATCCCCGACTCAAGTATATATCTGCCAGTTCCTTCGCGTCATTAACAGCGTTTACTGAGAAAAAATCGTAGTCAGGTATATCAATATTCTTATCGTAAAACTGGTCTTCCATTGGTAGTATATTATTAATGGCTGTACCACCATAACATATGAGTTTCTTATCGCGAATAAATTGTTCTACAATTACATTAACATCACGTATTAAATCAGATTGGGCGAGCTTGCTATTTACTCGATTCTCAGCTTTGTCTACTGCTTCTCTCAATATTTCTAATTCTCTTTCTTCAAAAGAGGGATTTTTACCGCGCATATATTATTAATCGATATATTATTAATCGATATATTATTAATCGATATATTATTAATCGATATATTATTAATCGATATATTATTACATTACAAAACCACCACCCCTACCTAAGTCCTTTTTAGCATTATCAGCCTCTTGTGCGCGCTTCATAGCTTTTCCATATTCTAATGTGGTTTGTGCGTTTTGTTTTCTGAATGGTTTTGGTTTTAAAATAAATGACGACTTATGTCGATTAAATTCGCTAATATAATCTTTCAAAAACTCGTCATTATTCTGGAACGACATTCCTACATATTGAATACCATACCCAATAGGTATCATTTTAGTATTATCGTCTGGGTCAACCCCCTCTTTATGTGTCAATTGTCTCCAATCCATATTAATAGGCGATACATCAATATCGGGTATACATATAGACATACGTTCTTTATTGAAATTTTTTATCTCCTCCATATCACCACCAGCAGTAATCTCAGTCTTTCTGGTATATCTCATATTTTCACCACCACTGATTATATTAATATACTCGTATAATTTCGTACCTTCGATATTTATTTTTTCTACGTTATTAGTTATTATAATAACTTTACTTTTAAGATATTTCATCTCTACATTTCCCAAATCTTGTCCATTATATTGATAACTATACCTTCGACTAAGAAGCCTATCATAAAAATGTTTGTTGAGTGAATCGGCCATCTGGTCCAGAATATCTTTATTATTTGTTTTAATTCTAAAGTGTAATATTAATGGATCAGTTTTACATACTCCTGCACTATCTATTCCGGATGTGAATGCCATATTACTAATCTTAGCAATTACTCTATCAAATTCTAAGTAATTATATGTTTCTTTAATACCAAAACTTCTATCAGTAGACACGGCAATAATTGGAATATCATCAAAAGAGTATATCTCAAAATCAAGACATCTTGCGCCTAACTGAATACAGTTTTCAAGAGCACACTCGTTTACAAAATCGTGGGAAAATGTTCCACTCGCACAACAGTTATACGCAGTTTTCACATAGAAATCGCGGAGCCGATAATCGCCATATGTCTTATTGGGGTCATCTATCTCTTCTTGTGGTTTTGTATATCCGAATGGTTTTAATTCAGAAACATTCATTTTGTTTTTTTTTATATTACTGCAGTTGGCGCTGGATAATGTCAGTTTGGAATAAGACCAAATAAACAATAATGCAACCATTAATGTTCCGACCATGAACACGCCTAATTGAACTAATTTTGCTTTTTTTAAATTAATTGAATTTTTAACGGTATCTAACATTTTGTCGTAGTTTTTTTTTATTGCGTCAGACATTATGTTGTATAATATATATAATTATATTTTAACGATGTTGATTCATAATAGTTTAATAATAGTTAAATAATAATAGTTTAATAATAGTTAAATAATAATATGACTATTATATAAATATGCCTGGTGGTCTTATGAATCTAATAGCAGAAGGCAATCAAAATATAATTCTAACGGGTAATCCTACTAAAAGTTTTTTTAAATGCACTTATGCTAAATATACCAATTTTGGCTTACAAAAATTTCGGATTGACTATGATGGACAAAGAACCTTAAATATGAGTGCGACCTCTAATTTTAAATTTAAAATGCCTCGAACTGGTGGCGATTTAATAATGGACACGTATTTAGTTGTTAAGCTCCCAACCATATGGAGTCCAATTATACCTCCGGATAAGGACAATCACCAGGATAACATCATGAATAAATGGAGACCTTACGAATTTAAATGGATTAAACATCTAGGGTCTCAAATGATAGAGCGTATTCGGTTCACAATTGGCGGCCAAGTTATTCAGGAATTCACAGGGCAATATTTACACAATATGATTGAAAGGGATTATGATGCCAATAAGAAGGAGCTATACTATAAAATGATTGGCCACGTTCCCGAACTCAACGACCCCGCAAATGCGCACGATAGAGTAAATGTCTATCCGAATGCGTATAAGATGGATGGGTCGTCAGGACCCGAACCATCCATACGGTCGCGTTCGCTATACATTCCGCTTAATATATGGTTCACGATAGCCTCTAAAATGGCGTTCCCTATTGCCGCGCTCCAATACAACGAATTTCATATTGAGGTTGATATAAGACCTGTCAAGGAGTTGTATGTAATCCGCCACATTCCCGACAACGTTGATGACGGGAGCTATTATCATCAATCTAATTTAAATGAAGCTAAAGAGCAGTTTCATCGTTTTTTACACCCACCCCCAACAGCTGGTCTATTGGATGAAGATTTTACGGACACGCGAACAAACTGGGATACGGATATACATTTAATAAGCACCTACGCATTTTTATCTGAAGATGAACAGCGCGTATTCCAATTGAACGAACAGAATTACTTGATAAAACAAGTATACACTCATATATATAAGAATGTTACCAGTTCCAATATAATTGACATTGAAACTAGAGGTATGGTTTCTAGTTGGATGTGGTTTTTACAGCGAAGCGACATTGCCGAACGCAATCAGTGGTCAAATTATACTAATTGGCCTTATGATTTCCTTCCATATAATGTAGAGACCGCGAATAATACCAATGTCGACAAATTGGACTATGATGATGCTGATTGGAGTACCGTATCAGAATATTTAACTCCTGAATATGACTTTGATTCTGATAATAATAATAATATACAACAATATCCATCGTCAATAATGATTTCTGGTAAATATTATCCAGAAAACCAAAAGGATATTATGGAAACATGGGGATTATTATTAGACGGAAAGTATCGCGAGAATACAATGGATGCGGGTATATTCAATTATGTCGAAAAGTATACGCGAACCAATGGAAATGGTCCGGATGGACTATACTGTTACAACTTTTGTCTCAATAACAATGTCGCAGATTTTCAACCAAGTGGTGCTATTAATATGAGCAAGTTTAATAAGATTCAATTTGAGTTGGGAATAATGACACCACCGCTGGATCCATCGTCGCAGGTTGATATCGTCTGTGATGCGAGCGGCAATATGATAGGTATTGATAAAACGCGCGATAGTATATTTGATTACACTTATGATTTGACTGTAATGGAAGAGAGATACAATGTTCTTACCTTCTCTTCCGGCAACGCAGCACTATCGTATGCTAGATAAATAACCCTCTTATAGGTTTATATATTTAGCTAAAATGAAAATGGAGCAGGACCACAATACATAAAGGCATCGTGTCCTGTTGGACCTAGCCAGCAATTTTCGGTATCTGTTAGAGCGTTTACCACGTTACTGGTTTCTTGTTTTTCGGTATCTTGTGCTGCGACAGAAGCCGACGCTGCGGTTCCAGACGAAGCCGACGCTGCGGTTCCAGACGAAGCCGACGTTGCGGTTCCAGACGA